GCCATTGTTTTTTGAAATAGATTCATTAATTTGTTCTGGTGTTACCTCAAAAGGTATATAATCTACTAATAATTTTTTAGACATTATCTCGCTCCTGTACTTAAACTACTATTGTATACAAATAATATTTTTCCTTTGTCTGCTAGACTACAACTATAAGCATTAGCATGGAGATTTAAAGTTGTACCAACCGCAGGTGTTCCTATTATTGTGTAGGCAGAAGAACCCGTAACTCTTGCTGTATCACCTGCCTCTGCACCTATGGAAGCAAATGATTCAGAAGTTCCAAAAAATAAACCTACTGGATTTGATGGGGCGCCTCCAAATAATATTGAATGTGGTGATTTTACAAAAGAACAAGTTTGAACTGCTAAAACTCTATCATAAGCCTTATCTGATAATGGACCTGGTCCTACTTTTGTTGGTGCAACAGAGCCTCCAGAACCACTTATTGCTACATAATTTGACATTTATATTCTCCTATTTCCAAGAATTTCTTTTCAACCAAATATCTCTAAACACATCTCCAACGACATCTCTGATTACTTTTTTTATAGCTTCGACATCCTTTTTATCTAGAGCCTCATTCACAGGAACATATCCTGTTGATTTTTTTAATCTTTTTAATTTCTTTTTTCTGTCTTTTTTACTACTAAAAGCAAATGGTGTTGAATAACCCGGTACTGCAGCAGATGTGGTTATTTCATCTAATTCATATTCATCTATGAGTTGTTCAACCATAGATTTAATCAATTCATTAAAGTGTTTTTTTGTTTTTATTTGCACTTTTCTTTAACTCCTTTAAGAGTTCCATATACCTCATTGTTTGAATCACAACTGAGTCTTTTATGTTTTTAGATTTACCATCTACTTTACAAAATTTATTTATAGAATTTATCGCTTCTCTTAATTTAATCTTCACTATTTTTTCATCAATGTTTTTAATATGACTTCGTATTTCTTTTTTTATCGTAGGAAGATGTTTATTAATATATTCTTTTAATGAATTAGTATTAGAAACATTATTGATATAAGCCCTCAATAGATTTTTTTGATGACTATTCAAATGAGAATATTTTTGATTAAACTTTTCTAATAAAGTTCTATATGTTATAATTCTTAAATCTTCATCATTAGGTAATTTAGCACCAACACTATCGGATAAGTTTAATTTTTTATCAATGGTTGTAATGTTTTCAACTAAATTAAAATAAGATTCTGTTTTTTCATCAGGTGATAAACTATTGTTAAATTCAAATAACTTGTATATTGACGCATATAATTTATAATTTGGAACTTTAGATGACAAGAATTTTTGGAGATTATAGTTTTCTTTTATCTGTTTTATTAAATTATACTTTTCTCTTTTTAAAGCAGGATTATTAAATGAGTGTCTAACTTTAATAACTTCTGTAATGAAGTAATCTGCTTTTTTGTCAGAATTGTATTTTTTATTTATTAAAGTATTGTATAAAGCAAGTTCTTTACCTAATTCAGTATTTTCATTGAACTTCTCTTTAACGATTTTCAATGCAATACTATCATTGTCCTTGTTTAACACATCTGCTGTTACTTGTCTTAACAGAAATTCAAACAATAGACCGGTATTTCGAATCTTGCTATGCTTTATCTTTGCGTCTTGCATACCATAGTCTCCGAGTTATGTATATAGTTTATCATATATAAATATAAAGTTTTTCTTATTTAAACAAAATTTATTATTTATTTTCATCATCTATTATAGCTTTTTCATTCAATATACTAACATCATTAATATTTTTTCCGAATTTATTTTTAAGTGATTTTAATAATCCCTCACGAGCTACAATGGTTGAACCTTTTCCTTGATAAAGTGGAGAACCACCTTTAAATTCTCTTTTACCATATCTTTCTCTCTCATAGGATGTAGCATCTTTTAAGTCAGAAGCATCATACTCATTTCCATATTCTTTCTCAGCTGTACCACTTCTTCTATCACCACCCCAATCACCACTTTGTTCTTCCATTTCATCAGATGGTTCTGTTCCTTGTTCAGCAGGATCTGAACCCTCTTGTTCAATTTGTTCAAACCTAAATTTTTGTTTTTGGTCTTCAACAAGTTGGTTAAACATGATAAACTTTTCCTCTTTGTTTAAATCAAAAATATTATCATAAACCCACTCTCTTGACATTAATTTATTTTCCATCAAACTATTCGCTATATCGGTTTGTTGATTTAATAATTCAAGTTTCTCTTGTTCATGAATCATCGATGGGTTTTGTAATTTTAAATCAAAATTTAATAATTCAGCATCATCAAACCCTTGTGTGTATAAATGAACAATAGCTATTTTTTCTAATTCAGCAACTATGATTTTTTGGAATCTTTCTATTGTTCTTGCGAATCTAACATCTTCAGCAGCCAATGTAGCTTTACTTCCAATACCTTCTTCATATCCCAAAAATGCTTTTGGAACTTTAAGAGCCGCTAACATTTTGTTTTTCAAATATTCAATATCATCAATCGCACCTTCATTCGTTAATCCTTGTAAAGTATCAATTGATGTACCACTATCCCCACCACGAACAGGAAGATAATAATCTTCTGTTACGGATTCCATATTGTATTTTAAATTATACTCACCTGTTTTTTGGTCTATAACAGGTATTTTTTTCATTTTATTAATAATTTTTTGCATAAAGTTATCAACTTCATTTGGTGGAATGTTTCCAATATCGATTTTAAATATTCTTTTTTCTGGCGCTCTCATCATACGATGAATCAACATAGCGTCTTCCATAAGGGTTAATTGTTTCCACACTCTACGAGCACCTTCTAATTGTGATTTACCATATGGTAAGAAATTAGAATCTGATATTAATCTGAAGTGAGCTACTTCATAATTTTCCAATACTTTTTTTTGTCCTCGTTTACCATCTTCATTTTCAAGTTGATATTGTACTAATTTTGGATTATCAGGATCGTGGTCTTCAAGTCTGTATACATCATACGCTGATAATGGTTTAATACCAACAACACCATATTTATCCAATATGTCTAATTGTAAAAAGAAATCACCATACTTTGTCATGTTACGAATCCAAGACCACAAGTTAAATTCTATATTCAATATATCATAAAATAAATTGTGTAATATTTTAGCTACTTTTGGATTATCAGTTTTAACGTCTAATATTTGTCCCTCTATGTTGTCAATTGTAGATTCATCTGAATATATATCCAATACTGATGATATAATTGGATCTGCATCCATTAGTTCATAATCACGAAATAATTCTGTTCTAGCAACCTCATATGAGTTTTTTCTATTTTGTCTAGCAGAATAACCTGTACCCCACCCACCTTGAGAACCACCATTCATCAATCTATTATATCTATCTATGAAATTAGATGTTAGGGCAGTTTGAGTAAAATCAACATCCTTTACCTTTAATTGCCCAGCGTCGGTTTTTCTAACCACAATATTGGTTTGAAATAACTTACCTAATCTTGTTAATATGTTTTCATTTTGAGCCATATTTACCTCTTATTTTATTTTAATAACCATGAGAGATTTTCTTTCTCTCCATTTATATCCATCTCATATGGATTCTTTTTAGGCATCCCACCTTTACCTTGTTGAAAACCAGCGGAGTGGTCTACTCTATTTCCATTCATATCCAACATAGCATCCATCATCGCCCATTGTTGTCCATCTTTTTCTTTTTTCATTCTTAAGGCTGTATCTCTTATCCATAATGCTATTGAATAAGACATTACTAAATCATCATTATACCCCTGCATAGCTTCTGCTTTAGAATTTACACTTGATGATTTATAAATAAATGTAAATAATTCATCTAATAACCTTTGTGATTTAATTTTTACTAATTTTTCTCTTGTGTATTCTTCCATTTTTGCGACAATCAAAGGTCTTGTTTTTAATGTCGTTGAAAAACCAGGCACCATGTTTCTATCTTGTGCTCTATATTTATTACTCACTTGATGTTCAACATCAACGACTTGTAAATCTTTTGATTGATAAAATAAATTTTTATACCCCCTATCAATGATGGTTTGTAAAGTAGCCCAACCAATATTATTATTTTCAACTATTAATAAAGCATCATTGTATTTAGTGGATAATTCTATTAAAAAGTTTCCATAATCTGTGGTTGATAATTGTCCTTTATATTCGGCAACTTGCTCTATTGTTTCCACATCAAATACATGAGCAGCTGAGTAGTCACTTCCATCACCACGAGCCACATCAGCAACCACTATATATTCCTTTGAATAATTAGGATATTCCCATATCCATAAATTCTTATCAATCCCAGCCCTTTCAATTGGTTCTTTAACTTGATTTTCAACATACCACTCTAATATTTTTAAATCAACAACTGAATTACCTGATGCTAAAAAATCAGCATCACATTCTTGAGCAGC